ATGGCGTCGCTGTCAGCGATGACCACGCCGACCGGCATCGACGAGGATATGCCGCTCTAGCGGCTGGAGGTGAGAGATGAGCGGAATCATCAGCGTGATCGGCAACTTGGGTGCCGATGCGGAGAAGCGCGAGGTCAACGGGCAGACGGTGACGAACATGCGCTTGGGCGTGCGCGTCGGCTACGGCGACCGCGCGGTCTCGGTCTGGTATGACGTCGCCGTGTGGGGCAAGCCCGCCGAGTGGGCAGCCGAGATGCGCAAAGGGGACCGCGTCACCGTGATGGGCGAGATCACGGCGCGCGAACATAACGGGACCGTCTACCACGGCATCCGAGCGCAGACCGTGACCGGCCACGAGCGCCGCGAGCGCCAGCCGCAGGCCGAGCAGCCGCGCGGGTCGTGGGGTGGCGGGGGTGACCGATGGTAGCCATCACCCGAGATATGACCGAGGCCGAGTACCGCGCGCATCCGCTGCCGTCGTGGTCGGCGGCGAAAGACCTGCTTCACATGTCGCCAGCCGAATGGCTGCACCACCAGGACAAGCCGCGCGCCGAGTCGGCGGCGATGGCCTGGGGAACGCTGCTGCACGCGATGGTCTTGGAGCCGGACACCATCGGCGCGCGCTACGTGGTCGTCGGCGAGGTCACGCGCACCGAGGACGGCAAGCGGTGGACCTGCGGCGGCGCCGAGGATTACCGCACGCGCGCCGAGGCCGAGGCCGCACTGCTGGCCGACGTCGGCGACCGGCAGGCGGTGACCGCCGAGTGTCTCGCCGACGCTCGCGCACGGGCAGAGCAGGCCGCTGCGGTGCTCGGCGAGGCGACGCTGTGCGAGGTGCCGATGGGCGGCGCGATTGAGGGCTGCGCCTGCAAGGGGAAGGCAGACGTGATCGACGCCGGCCGGGTGATCGACGTCAAGACCTCCGCAGACATCACGCCGCGCACGGTCGCCCGCATCGCCCGCGATCGGCTGTGGCGTGGGCAGCTCTGGACCTATGGCGAGCTCGCACGGCAGAACGGTTTCGTGACCGGAGGATCGCCAGACCTCGCCGTCCTGGTCGTGCAAGCCGCGTCGGTGTCGCTGGCCGGTGGCATCCTGTCGCTCACCGGCTGGCAGCCGCGCGCGCACGCTCGGATCGTCCCGCTGACCGCCGCTGCCGTCGAGGCCGGCCGCGCCGAGGCGCGGGCTGTGTGGTCGAGGCTGCGCGAGTGCCAGCTCGCCGACGCATGGCCCGACTACGACGGCGACAGCATCGACGTCAGCCGGTGGGAGACCGAAGCGGAAGTGACGCCCGAGGAGTGGTAGCTATGACGCAGGACCAGATTGAGCGTTGCAATGCGCTTTGGCGTGAGCTGATGGACGCTGAGCGGGTGCGGTGGATGGGCGGGATGGTCACGCGCCGCGGTGGCATCGTAGCAGACGGTGACACACGCTCGATCTGGGTCTGCTCACCAGTCGGACCGCTCCGCGTGTCGCCTGCCGACGTGCTCCTGAGCTGGGACCACCCCGCCACCATCGGCTGCCTCGTGTCGCTAGCGCGGGAGGCGACCGGCGACGCGGAGGCGTCGTGCGTCGTTTACGCTGGGCAGTGGCACTGCGACTGGCACGGCAACGAGACGATCGCCGAGACGGAACCCGAGGCGCTGCTGCTCGCCATCCAGGCTGCGACAGCATGACAAGACGCCCCGGCCCGCGTGTAACTCCTTCGCGCGGTGACCGGTCCAACCCCTGCTCAGGGGCTAGGCGTGTAGAGCGGTGTGGGGCGCAGCGATGCGCGGCCGGCAGCGTGGTGGAGGCGAGCCGGCAGGACGAGGCAGCAGACAGCGGCACAGCCGCAACGGAGCAATAAAACTATGATCACAACCACAACAGCCCTATCCCAAGCCGTCACCCTCTGCGCCCGAGCGTCATCGGCAGGCGCAAGCGTGACCGCGTCGATTCTGCTGCACAGCGACAGCGACACGCTGCGACTGCAAGCGACCGACTACGACCTGACCATCGATGCCAGCGTGCCAGCCAGCGGCGGCGCGGGCGGCGCGGGCAGCCCCGTGGACCTCTGCATTCCAGCGAAGGCGCTGCTCGCAGTGGTCGGCGCGTTGCCGTCCGGCGCCGACGTCGAGCTGACGCAGACAGGCGACCGCCTGACCGTGACGTGCGGTCGCAGCGTCTGGCACCTGTCAGGCATCCCGTCGCAGGAGTGGCCGGCGCTGGACGTGGTCGATGTGCCGGCCGACGCGCCGCTGCTGCCGGACCTGTCGCCGGTCGCGTGCGCTGTGTCCAGCGACGAGAGCCGCCCGGCGCTCAACGGCATCAGCATCGGCGGCGGTGTCGCGGTCGCGACCGACGGCCACCGCCTGCACACTGCGCCAGCGTCGCACAACGGCGAGCCGGTGACGCTGCATCGCCGCGCACTGGCTGCGCTCGGCGCGCTGGGCGGCGCGCTGCGGTACACCATCGACGGCCCGCATATCGGCGTCGCTGGGTCGATCGGCACGATGACCGTGCGCCGCGTGCAGGAGGCGTTCCCGGACTGGCGCCGCGTGCTGCCAGACGAGCCCAAGCACACGCTGACGATCGACCGCGCCGCGCTTGTGCAGGCGATTCGCCGCGTGTCGGTGGTTGGCGCCGGCAAGAACGCGCTGTTGCGATTGTCGGTCGCTGGCGGCGTGGTCGTGCTGGAGATGACGCACCCGGATATGGGCGATGCTCGCGCGGAGCTGGATCAGGCGGATACAGGGCCGGACGACGTTGCGCCGATCGGGTTCAACCCGCGCTATCTGCTTGATGCGCTGGACGCGGTCGGCACGAGTGGCGGCGACGTGGTCGAGCTTGGCGTGTCGGATTGCTTTTCGCCGGTTCGCGTCCGTGCGCCGGGGGCTGAGGTTGGCGCTGGCGTGATCTGTATCTGCATGCCGATGCGGCTGTGATGTGGCTTGGCAATAGTGTTGACACACTCTGTGTCAGGGTGCATAAAGGGGATGTCGCAGCGGGGACGCTGCGTAGGAGGATCAGATGAACTACGAAGATTTCATCGCCCGCAAGGGCATCAAGCACGCCGCGCGCGGCTTTGATCAAGAGCCCGCGTTCGTCGCGCCGCTGTTCGACTACCAGCGCAAGATCGTGCGGTGGGCCGCTGCGAAGGGCCGGGCGGCAATCTTCGCTGACTGCGGCATGGGCAAGACCCTGATGCAACTCGAGTGGGCGCGCAACGCTGGCGGTCGCGCGTTGGTCATCACGCCGCTAGCGGTCGCCGACCAGACCGCTGCAGAGGCTGCGCGCTTCGGCATCAAGGCCCGCGTCTGCCGCGACGGCGTCTGGCCCGATGACGACACGATCGCGATCGTCAACTACCAGAGCCTCCACAAGCTGGACTGCACCGCCGTCGTGGCAGTCGTGCTGGACGAGTCGAGCATCCTCAAGAGCGTCGACGGCAAGACGCGGACGATGATTCTCGACACGTTCCGCGACACTCCGTTCCGGCTTGCGTGCACTGCCACGCCTGCGCCGAACGACTACATGGAGCTCGGAAACCACGCCGAGTTTCTCGGGGCGATGACCAATCCCGAGATGCTCGCCACGTTCTTCACGCATGACGGCGGAGACACGAGCAAGTGGCGCATTAAAGGCCACGCCCGCGACGACTTCTGGCGGTGGTGCGGGACGTGGGCGGTCATGGCGAAGCGTCCGAGCGATCTCGGATTCAGCGACGAAGGGTTCGACCTGCCGCCGCTCGACATCAAGCACCACATCGTAAGCAGCGACTACTCAAACGACGGCGAGCTGTTCAGCGTCGCCACGTCAATGACCGAGCAGCGCAAAGCGCGTCGCGACAGCATCGATGCGCGGGTCGAGATCGTGGCCGAGATGTGCAACGCGACCGATGACCAGTGGATCGTCTGGTGCGACCTGAACGCGGAAGGCGACGCGCTAGAGAAGGCCATCAACGGCGCCGTCCAAGTCAGCGGGTCGGACGACGACGACGTCAAGTCGGAACGGATGCTGGCGTTCTCGCGCGGAAAGATTCGCGTGCTGGTGACCAAGCCGAAGATCGCTGGGTTTGGCATGAACTGGCAGCAGTGTTCGCGTATGGCGTTCGTCGGCATCACACACAGCTACGAGAGCATGTACCAAGCGATTCGCCGCGTCTGGCGGTTCGGGCAGTCGTCGCCGGTCGAGGTCCACGTCACGCTGTCGGAGCCGGAAATGCCGATCCTCCGCAACGTGCAGCGCAAAGAGCAGGAGGCAGAGGAAATGGCAGAGCAGATGGTCAAGCACATGGGCGAGATGACGGACTGGGGCGGCCTAAACGCCAGCCAAGACGACTACGTCACGACCGAGAAGAATGGCAAGACGTGGACGGCGCTGCGCGGTGACTGCGTGGAGCGGGTCTCGGAACTCAATGCCGACAGCATCGGGTTCTCCGTGTTCTCGCCGCCGTTCGCGTCGCTCTACACCTACAGTGCCAGCGCCCGCGACATGGGCAACTGCGGCTCGCACTCGGAGTTCTACGAGCACTTCCGCTTTCTGGTTCGCGAGCTGATGCGCGTCACGATGCCGGGTCGGCTCTGCGCGTTCCACTGCATGAACCTGCCGACCAGCAAGGCGCGCGACGGGTACATCGGCATCAGCGACTTCCGTGGCGAGTTGATCCGCATGTTCGTCGCCGAAGGGTGGATCTACCACTCCGAGGTCACGATCTGGAAAGACCCGGTCACCGCAATGCAGCGCACCAAGGCGCTCGGTCTGCTGCACAAGCAGCTGAAGAAGGACTCGTGCATGAGCCGCCAGAGCATCCCTGACTACCTCGTCGTCATGCGTAAGCCCGGCGACAACCCCGAGCGCGTCGAGCACGACAACGAGTCGTTTCCCGTCGAGTTGTGGCAACAGTACGCCAGCCCGGTCTGGATGGACATCAACCCGTCGGACACGCTGCAATATCGCAGCGCGCGCGAGCACGAGGACGAGCGACACATCTGTCCGTTGCAGTTGCCGGTGATTCGCCGCGCGCTCAAGATGTGGAGCAATCCCGGCGACCTCGTGCTGTCGCCGTTCATGGGCATCGGCAGCGAAGGCGTCGTGGCGATCGAGGAGGGCCGTCGGTTTGTCGGCGTCGAGCTCAAGGGCAGCTACTACGAGCAGGCGTGCCGCAACCTGGATGCGGCCGAGAAC